CTCTCAATTTATAAACAAAATTGGTTTTCGGTCATGAATTGGGAGAAGTATAGGGGCTCCTGGACATTTATGAATTTTGAATTAAAATTGATTGGGGTTCTTGAATTTTATATGGGAATTGGTAGAGACTCATGGACATTTATGAATTTTATATGGGAATTGGTTGAAGGGTATGGACCTATTGTAAATTGGTGTCATCTAATTTTGGTCATGAATTGGTGGAAGGGTAGGGGCTGGTGGTGTCGCCCCTCATGGACATTTATGAATTTTATATGGGAATTGGTGGAAGGGTGGACTTGTCTGTTCTGTGATTCCAATAATTGCGTCCATAGTTGACGAAAATTTCGGCGCCTTTGTGTATAAACTTGGTCGCTGTTATAGTCAAATCATCGGGAGACGTGAAATCCCATTCAGCGTTATTGTCATCTGCGTGATTGTATATGGATGCGTATCCAAGCATAATTGCATGATTGACGTCGTCAAATTTGATATCATATTTACGTAATAAAGATTCTCCTGTGAGGTCATGATCTCTCACCGTTTTCACAATAGGAGCAACTTCGATGACGTCACCTTTATTAATATTTTTCGTGGCAAATACACCTCGCCCGTGTATAGGAGAGTTTCTCACTTCCACACCGCCTGCAGTCGGGTTCAGGGCTCTGGACATCAACATCAAAAGGAGAATTAAGTTTAACAGTATCATTAAGACGAGTGCATATGCCACCATATATCATTGATTAATAAAAATATACTTGTCCTCTTTTTTTTTGAATGGGGAGAGGTGATTTGACTTATAGAATAAGCGTTCATAAAACACAAATGCTCAACTTCTGGCCTTCCCGTCCCAAGGTGAACCAGGATCACGTGAACAAGGCCGTCAAGCGTGCTAAAGCACACCCTAAAGGGACGCCTGAACACAATGCCGAGTGGAAAAAGGCTGACACAATTTCAAAGGAATATTACATGCAGACATCAGTGTACAACTATGGGTCGGATGTGTGGGAACTCGTCAAACTTCTCGAGGAGCTCGATGACCTACGTGACTGACCATATGATAATCCAAATTATACCTATAATGCCTAAGACACCCGCAAATGCAGCGACTGGCATTGCTTTGCGCGTGACGCGTTCAGACTCTTCCAAGAGAGGTTCCATATTTATTACATATTCATCAAGTCCTTAAACTCCCACTCAAGTCGTCGGCGACACGCCGGGTGCTCTGGATCCATGACGCACCGCCTCCAGTTGCGCTGAATAACCGCTATACTATGGTTGGCCGCGAGCATCTCATGGCGAAGTGTTGGATAGATGTGATCGAAATAAGCACCAAACACATTATCGATGACAACGTCCCAAGACGGTTCGTCGCCGTCATCGCGCTTCAGTGTATTCAGGGTTGCGTCGATGACGGCGCGGAATAGAATTTTACCCATCGTGAGAATATTCGTCACATTTTCAAAATCTTTGTAGCGGAAACTGAGGTCCATACACGCACTATCCATTGCATTGCGCCGCCCGTCTGGTCCCCAGTCGGTGCTAAAAATCAGGGCATTTCGCAGGTCGTCCTCAAAGTCCAGGAGCTGTTCATTCACACCACCAGTTGCTGGACGCGGAGCACGAAACATTTTTCTTAGACGAAGCAGAGACGCGGCAGACCTTGGCAAAGACATCACTCATTTTTTACACAAACTCGACTTTAGCGAACCAGTCACCCACCTTAACGTCCTCGATTGTTCCGAGAAGTGGAGACGCCGTGTACTGATTGCAGAAGCCAGCCTTGGGGGCGAACCGATGGATCTTTAAACCACCTTCGGTGTACAAAAGGGCACCGCGATAGTCGGCGATGATTTTCACCGTCTTGTTCAAAAGCTTTTCAGGGTCAATACTGAGACGGGGCGTTGTGTCCGCCTTGAGCGCTTCATAAATCTCGTGCTCTTCCATGATTGAGGGGGCGGGCTCGAGCATGCACTCCGTCTGGCGGTCGAAACTGATAAACTTGACTGAAGCCATTTTGCTTTTCTGTGCAACCAAGCTGGCTCGTCTCCTTTGGCGTTGACAGGGCACTAAAAATGAGGGCACGAGTGACACCTACGAATTTTAGGGAAAAATGTCCGAATAATCTCCCACGGGAGTTTCCCTTTGAAGTACCAGTACTTGAATACCATCTTGTATTTTACATGCAAATTATCTTTAGGCTACAAAAGAAAGTGTTCCGATATTTTCGGAACGGCACAGTGCCCGTACCGCTTGGACACAGAATCTAACGTCGAGTTATAGTGTTCCCTAAGTTCAACGAGTGATTGAACAAGTTCGCTTGTATTTCCAGACCGAGTGAACATTTGGAACAGGTCGACCAAAACGGCTCGGAGCATCTCAATAGCCTGGTGGATGTCAGCCTTGCGGTGCCGAGCCTTTTCACGTTGTTGAATTTTCGTCTTAAAAATAGCATTGTCAATGTCCCCTATCATCAACTTGATGCGCAAGTCTCGATTATCTTCTTGTGCATTGAACGTGTATCGGGGGAGAATCCACCCGGTGTGTCCATACATGCGGTGGGCATTCTCGATGTACTTGTAGTGTGGATGGCTTCTGCGAACTATATTCACGATATCATGTAGACTCGGCAATCCACCACACGGGACGTCCCCTGGATTACGAGCAAGTCCCCCGTGGGCGCGCATAAACTCGTAGTAATGAGGGTTATGAATAGTATGCGTCTCGATCCGGCCCGTGCGCCAACTGAACGCCGTGTGACACTGGGTACACCACATTTGGTCACACCCGTCAATTTTGAAAATGGATGCAGCACATTTCGGGCAGTTGCGCGAGTCGCGAGCCAAGAGCTGAGCCGTGGCGACGCTGTTTGGGTCGCATATGTGGGGAGTCTCGCGTTCAGCCCCCTTGATCTCATGACACTCTGGACACGTCCAGTTGTCACACAGACCACACTTCCACGCCGTACTCAAAAAGCCTTTGCATTCGGTCGCGGGGCACGCTCGAACAAATTGACGCTTCTCGGTCTCGAGTGCGCCACCACCGAGCCGGTTTTGGAGTGCGCGAGTGTGCCACTCTAGATGCTCGAGATCTCGACGGAGAGCATCGACAACTTTCGCTTGCTCCTTTGAATTTGCATTACGAATAATACTTGCCTGGAATTCAAGGTGAATATTGTTCTCGACGGCGACGATGGCGAGTGGTCTATTAGAAATAGAAATGTACTTTTCACCTGCACGCGCAATTTCAACCTTTTTTTCAGTCATGCGTTTCGCGAGTTCGCGAATTTCCTTTTCAATTTCAACATACGGCTGAGTCGCAGGCATGAGACTTCTCTCGCGCTCCAAGAGGAGGTCTTCACGCCTCGCCTTGTATACCCGGCTCACGAATTTTTGAGTAAAATTGTCGACGAGGATCTCACGTGACCACGCCTTGCGACAACTCATACAGTGCGCATCTTCTGTCGTTTCACAGAGGTAGCGTTCTGAACATGAGCTACACGCCCCAAACGGACAGTACGGACACTTGACGGGTACATGGTTCGACTTGTTGAATACATCACAGCATACTTCGCATGACATTTTTACTTACCTTTTACAAGCGGTTTTGTTTTATCTTGGGTGCGTATCTTGATCCCATGCTTGGACACGATGACTTCTGGTTCGGGTTCAGGTTCGGGCCACACGGGCATCGGGTCGTCATCTTGCATATCGGCCCACTTGACTTTTTTAGGAACGGCGTCCATTACTACTATACGCGTTCAAATATTTTAAGTTCTCTTTTTGACCGCCTTGATGACTTTGCCTTTGAGTTTGAGTATTTGTTTCTCGGCCAAAAGCCCCAAAGCAGCATCAGCCTCTTCTCTCCACTTTTTCATGCGCTCTATTTTAGTGGCTATTTGTTTCGCCGAGAACCCGGATGCCAAGGCCACCTTGACACGCTCCGCCATTGGTGGTGCCCTGCCCTCGTACTTTTTCTGCAAGGCGAGCAAAAGCTCGACATTCATTTTGGGCTTTTCTACTTTCGGAACCGGTGGCGGGGGCGGGTGCGCCTCACACCAATCTCGACACTTTTTGAGGTACGCTTGTTCGTCTGGCATGTGTTTTGCAACAAACTCATAGTCTACCGGCGGTGACCAATTTTTTTCAAACGGACATTCAAAGTGACCAGCACCACGTCGCATAGAGTCTACGATTGCACCGAGTACTCCAGGTGAGCCGCTTGGAATTCGCGTATTCGCAACCTTGGGCTGCCACGAGCCAATCTGCGCCCCGTCCGGTCTGACCTGCATGACAAACTCGGTCGGGACCTGGACGCGCTTCTTGGGTATGGGGTGCTTATGTGCCATCATCGTTCCTTGGTTCTTGTGCATCATCCGTTCCTTGGGTTTTACACGACACATTTTTTTATAAATATCTAGTAATGCTGGCGGATCTGATACAGCTCATACACATTCTCGTAAGAATATTCATATTCGCAACTCCATTTTTGGGGGGAGATTATCTATTGTCCCTTCACTTTATCATCATTCCATTCATCATGATCCATTGGGTCACGAACCAAACGGTATGCGCCCTGACTGAACTCGAGAGGCTTGCGCGTGGGTGCGAGTCAGGTGACACATTTTTCGGACAAGTTATGGATCCCATTTACAAGAATGAGTCATTTGTCGGGACTATAATTTCACCCTTTTATACAATTGAGGACAAGGAGACGGAGACACTTGCTGTATGGGTCGGTCTAACCATATTGTGGCTTATTGCACTCGTGCGTCTATGGCCCACTGGCTTCTCGTATCTTCACCGTGAACTGGATCTCTTGTTTAGTCATCTTCGAAAGCTTCCTCACCAATGACCATCTCTGGGTCAATCTCCGACTCGGGCTCGGACTCTGGCTCGGACTCGGCGCCTTCCAAGAGGGCCGCCAGGCGCGACTCGACCGTCACCACCTCAAAGTCCACCTCGGTCGCCAGAGGGTTGCCGTGCGACTCGCACAGGTCGCATACCTCGGTCGCCTTCTCGGTCAGCGGGTGGGTGTGCACCGGCTGCTCGGACTTGGCAGGCTTTTTTGCCGCCTTGTCCTTGGGCACCGTCTCACCATCCGCGCCCCGGAGGTGGCGCTTGCAGAACACCTCACCCTTCAGGGCACTGAACTTGCACGGCTCCTTCTTAGAGGTGCAAGCGGTACACTTGGTCTTCTCAGCCTTGGCCTTGGGCTCCTTGACCACCTTGGCCTTTGGCTCGGCAGTGCCCTCCACAACCGTCGTCGCTGACGCCACCTTCTTGGTGTACTTGCGAGGCACCTTGATTGCACCCTCCGCAGTCTCAAGGTACAACTTGGAGAGCTCCTCGTACGGCAGATTGTACTTCTCAGCCACACTCACGAGGAAGACGTGGTCGCGCTCACCAACCAGGGCAAGGACAGCAGAGGTGAAGTTGGCCATTTGGCTGTTGAGGAGAGTTGGCGATTTGTGGGCTCGACAGGACACGCTTTTTGAGGGGCGTGTACTTTCGTCCGACGAGGTCTCGGCGCTTTTGGTTTTTGGTTTTTGAGAGTGTTTTGAGTCATTTGGGCAGGACACGACACGTTTTATAGAGGTGCGGCGGCCGGGCCTGTGGATTTTGAAGCCGGTGACGGTACAGTCGCGAGACAAGGAGCAAGCAAAGTAGCTATATATGCCGGCGGTTCTGAAGGAACATTTTTTGGATAGCACATCGACATACCGCCTACTACAGCCTGCATAGGCGCACTCGTCGGGCAAGGCGTATTGGCTGGGAGAGCGATGATACCCTGCGAATCAGCCCACGAGGCCCACTCTTGAACTCCTTTTTGACAATCTTTAACACGGGCTCCAAAAAATTTATTAAGCGCTGATGCAATATTTTGAGCACCTGACGATCCCGGGATGACGTCTGGCGGAGGTGGCGGAGGTGGCGGAGGTGGCGGCGGCGGCGGAGGTGGCGGAGGTGGCGGAGGTGGCGGAGGAGGTGGCTGGTCCCCTCCGAAAGCGCCAGTTTTCCAAAGAACGATGACTATAACAATAGCAATTACAAAAACAACTCCCGCTATTACCAAACCGCGAGACGACCCGACGGGCGGGGAGTTCATTTATACTTGTAATATGCTTTTTATTTTAACACATTCCGCCTGTAGGCACGTCGATGTACCCGTCCATGTCAACCCAGTTGTTGTACGCCCGTGGCCAAACCACATTGTAGTCTCCTCCACTGTCGTACAGAAACCCAGAGGCGCGCGGTGCGAGCATAAACGCGAGGACAATCAGTACGGCGAGGAAGATCCACACATTGAATTTCATTTAAAATTAGGAACGAAATTTATTTTCACGGACCCAAGCGTTACAGACGTACTTTGTTCCGCTCGATATAGGGAGGCCGGCATGAAGAGCCTTTGGGTGACACTTATCGTCTTCCTCCCCGAGCGGCCTGAACATTATACCAGATCCTGGATTTGCCTTCATTTTTATGTCACCATGCTGAGGAAAGTGCGTCTCTCCGTCAGTGAATTCAGAATTCAAATAGACGAGAAAAGTTGCTACACGCTGCCCACCGTCTCGCTCAAAGATTGAACACGAATCTGAATCTTCACAACACGAATCGTGATGGGCGCGGTAGTACGTCCCTGGCTCGTACTTGACAATCTGCAGGTTCTCACAGTGCTCTATTGTCTTGCCCGTAGCCTCCATTGCTTTTGCAAACACTTTGCGTGCAACCGGATCATCGCGAGAAATCCACGCCGTCTCGCTCGTACGGGACTCATCAGCCCCTTTCACACCAACAACACCGCTTCGAGTGAACATGGGCGTCGCCTTTTCAATGATGTACCTACATTCTTCGGGTGTTAAGACGCCGTCTATGATATAAGGGGCGTTCCATTCTGAATCTGGCTCGGAATACCCACGACCAAACTTTATGAAACGGGAAAGAATGAACAAAACTATAAGAACGCACACGAGTAGCAGGGCTCCCTTCATAATTATTATCTAGATAAAAAACCAGAACTTTAAACCTAATAATGAAGGTTCTCATTATTGGCGGTACAGGGTCTCTTGGACACTGTCTCGTTCGGAGATATGTTCAAGAAACAGTTCACGTGATGAGCAGAGATGAGGCAAAGCAATGGAAAATGAAACTCGAGTTTCCAAGTGTTAACTTTACATTAGGTGACATTCGAGACAAGGACAAGATCAGACGGGTTATTTCAAACGTCCAGCCCGAAGTCATAATTATTGCAGCTGCTATGAAACATATTGATATGTGTGAACTGGACACTCACGAGTGTATCCAAACGAACATACTGGGCGTGAAAAACATTCTCGAGTGCGTTGAAGAAAATCATGTTCCAAGTCTCGAGACTGTATGTTTTATTAGTACAGACAAGGCGTGTGACCCTGGGAGCGCCTACGGCATGTCAAAAGCACTTGGCGAAATTATGCTTGTTGAAAAGTCTCGAAAAGTTCCTTCAGTCAAGTTTGTCACTGTCCGTTACGGAAACGTCCTCAACTCGCGCGGGAGTATCATTCCCATTCTCGAATTTATTGGAAAATCAGATGATAGGACGCACTTCCCATTGACTCATCCTGATATGAACAGGTACTTCATGACGGAGGAAAAGTGTGTCGCTTTGGTGGACCACGCCATTAGCAACGGAGAGAGTGGAGACGTCATAGTACCGGAGCTTGTATCGATGAATATCAAGGACCTGTGTGAAATTTATTCTGAGAAATATAACAAACCCGTAGTTGTCACGGGTCTGCGTCCCGGTGAAAAGATTCGTGAAATACTGATTAACGACGCACAGTCTATGCGAGCCGTGAAACAGGGGACGTATATTCACATTAAGAGAGACGCGCCAACGGAACCAGTATCGGAATTTAGTACTAAAATTCTTACAAAACAAGAACTGAAAGATGTCCTAAAACTTTACGTGTGAGCTGCTCTCATTTAGAACACCCGTAACATCCTTCTCAGGAATTTGCTCATATTCAAAACCAAAATTATACACTGGAATGTAATTCCAGATGATGTACAGTGCCTTCGGTACGGAACTGTGGGCGACGTGGGGTGCTTTTCTCTGAGCACTCCTAAAATCATAAGTACAGGTCAGGGGGGATTTATAGTGACTAACAATGAAAGTCTTGGAAAGAAAATACACATGATTAAAAACTTTGGGCGAGCCAATGGTGGCACGGAAACGTACGATATGTTCGGTCTCAATTTTAAGTACACGGATCTTCAAGCGGTCATTGGACTCGCGCAGTTCAAGAAACTGCCTCAGCGCGTCCAGCGATACAAGGAAATCGGCGCGCTTTACCACAACTACGTTCCTTCTATTTCGTTCCAGTCGTTTCCGTGGTTTGTTGATTTCATTGCAGAAGACCGGGACGCCCTGGCAAAGTTTCTCAAACTTCACGGAATTGAGAGTCGGGTATGTTACCCAGCTTTAGCAGACACCCCCAACGCCAAGTACGTTTCGAATCATGGTCTTTTTCTCCCTACCCATATGGCACTCACGAACCAGGACATTAAATATATATGCAATATTTTGAAGGCTTATAAACATATGAGCGTAGGGTCTTGTTGACCGCCAACTCTGGCGTCTTGATAAAAAAGAGGTTTTCGTAGGGCGTAAACGTTGAAACGCCCCTGAGACCGCGCCAACGGTATATCCCACGACTCGGGCCGTTCGGAATCTAGAGCTTTTTCATAACATGAAATACAGTTTTCGACCCATGCCCGCGTATTGTACATTACGGCATGTGTCGAAAGCATGCTAAAAAGTCTCACGAGTTCTGGGTAGTCGGGAACTGGAACGGCGTCAATACGCAATATGGCTTCGTCCATTCCGGGATGAAGTCCATATGCGCTTATGCCAACATACACCGCATCCGCATCTTTAGGAACTGGTATGATATAGCGAAACCACTCGGTCGCGCTACAATCGTCTTCAAGTAGTATAAATGGTCTGAAAGAACCTTCAAGGCGCTTTTTAAGAAGGTTCATAACACTCGTCACTCCACTCTTATTTCCTTGATCGCATATACCCAAGACACACTCACCCCTGAGACCCTTTTCGGAAAGCATCTTTTCAACGTGTTCCTTGCGCTCCGGTCGGTGCGGTCCGTGAAGAAACACCACATCAACCTCCCGGATATCCATGCGTTTTAAAATAAAGCATTTATTCTTTAAACAACGTAATGGTTCGAATTATCACCACGATGACCGTCATTCCGACGAGGGAAGACTCGGTCATACGCGCAATCAAGAGTGTTCAGGATGGAACTTTAAAACCGGACGCAATGTACATAAACATCCCCAAAAAATATGTACGTTTTACAGAACCACTCGATCCCAATTTAATTCCAAAATTGAAAGAAATGGGAGTCATCGTGAATGAACTGGAAGAAGATAGGGCGTGTCTGAACAAAATTCTACCGACCCTAGAATTCGAGAAGGATCCAGACACTCTTATCGTTACCATGGATGATGATATGACGTATAGTCCTCTGTATATCTCAGGCCTCTACCATGGATGGAAGATATTTGGCGGCGTCGTTGGATATAGTGGGTTGAACTACCCTGAAACTGTACTGGCACATGGAAAAGATCCCATGGTTTACCACGTCATACAACACCACGGACACTTGGTTGAACTTCTAGAAGATGGTTTTGGAACAATGTTGCCCCTGAAAGCCGTCCAAGACTTTCCGTATATCGCACCCCTCACGCCCGAAATTGACCCTGCGTTTTATCTCAGTGATGACTATATATTTTGCAGGTTCTACGACTACAAGGGTATACCAAAAAGGCTCATTCGATGGGATCAGATTGGACGAACCAGCGACGACTGGTCTTCAATTTGTAAAGAAAATCAAGATGCTAAAAAACATGAAATTGCATCAACCAGAAAAAGTCTCCAGGATTTTATGAATACTGGTGAAATTATCAAAAAGAATTGGGGCTGGTTCACTTGAGTTTATTTTTTTCATGAAAGATTAGACAACAATTTTTTAGTCGTCTGGCGCACCTTGGCAATATTTCGAATAATGCCACGAGCTTTTGTGAGCGCCGTCTTTTTGTTTTTTGCCCGAATAGCCTTGATGAACTCGGATGTCTTGATCGTCTTGGGGGAGGACACTTTGAGTTTCTGAAGAGCAGCAACTCGTGCGGTGTTTCGGAGCCCCTTCTCCGGTTTGTTCTTTCCTAGAGGGTTTCGTGGCAAAATCTTTTTGTAAATAAATGAACCTGCGAGGACTACGAGAACATCTTTGTACATGTATTTGAGCTTCTTCATTGGGAGACCAAACTTCGAGGACAGGGGAGTGTTGATATCGGTTCGAGAAGTTCCAGGGATGTACGCGAGTGTGCAATCCACAAAGTCCTCACCCTTTGCATCCTTGAATTGAATGACGTGATACGTTTTCTTGCCCGTCGCTGGTATAGAACTCTTGCGCGGATAACTCTTGATACGGAGCTGATCTGGGCGAATAAATCCCTTCATAAAATTGTACATTATGTGATACATCTCCAGAGAGTACTTGTCGACCCCAGCGTCGGTCAAAGGGTGCGAAACTGCAAATGTAAAATCAAAGTCCGTCGTATTCGCCACCTTTTTTGGAAGAGGATCAACCCCGCGCGACTCGAGATAGAGCTTGACCGCCATACCACCCCCGAGCGAGATGACGAAATTCTTATTGGGTCGCATAAGCGTCTTGTGGGTCTTACAATACTTTAGAAACTTTTCACTGTTCATTATTACATTGGAAATATTTTATTCGCACTCAATAAGAATGGCTGCTAGTCGATACGTCGGCGCACTCTTGAACTCTCGGGAACAGGCTCACGTGTTCCACTTTCGAACCAATTCGTACGCCCAGCACAAGGCGCTTCAGAAATACTATGAAGGTATCGTTCCTCTCGTGGACGACTGGGCTGAGGCATATATGGGCAAGTACGGTCGGCTCCCCCGCGTCACGGCCAACAAGCGTTTCATTCAAGATCCAAAAAAGGCTCGGTCCTATTTCAAGACTTTGTTGGCTCGTGTCAAGCGTATCCGCCTTCCCCGGGGAGACACTTATTTAAAAAATATTCAGGATGAAATTACTGCGCTTATTCGCCGGACGTTGTACATGCTCACCCTTCGGTAATGTAGTTTTCCCAGTCGACATACTTGAATGTTTTGTATCCAAGTTTCACGAGAGCTTCGAACGGACTCGGGACGTGCTCAAGCCCGAGAACCTTTGGGTCTATCGTTTGATGATTGTGTTCAAAAAATATAACAGGCCTGTATTTTTTGATCGTTTCCTTACCGCCCTCAATAACAAGGCCCTCCGCACCCTCTACATCAATCTTAAGAAAGTCTAGACCTGGAAGATTTAGCGAGTCTAAAGTTATAATTTTGATTTTCTCACCCCCCGTGCCAATACCAAGCCCTCCCTTATTACACCCTTGGCGGTTAACGTCGAATACAGTATCAAGTGACGCCATAGTCGTGGCCGTTTCAACGTGTCCAAGACCACATCTAGAAATGGTCACGCGGTCGGTGAGATTGTTACGAGACACATTTCTGGTCAAAATTTCATACAACTTTTCTTGTGGCTCAAAGGCCCATACTTTACACTCTGGGTTGAAGTTTGCATAACTGATGGCGTGGCATCCTATGTTCGCCCCGACATCCACTGCATATCGGGACTTTTCAATATAAGGTTTTATAGTTCCGTTGATGATGTGACTCTCAAACACATAGCCACCCGACATGTGCGCGTGTATGTAAATATCTTCCGGACAAGTTTCGAATAGCCCATTTGGAGTTTTCAACGCCATCTAAAAGATAAAGTGCTGTTCCCTTTATACTATAATGAAAGTCATAGTCAGTTTGACGAGCATCCCTTCACGGTTTGAACACTTACAAAATACCATAAAAAGTCTTGAACATCAGACGTGCCATGAAATTTGGGTCAATATTCCCATGGACTATCAGAGGTTCCCCGAATGGAACGGAACGGTCCCTCCTATTTTTGGATCAAAATTAAAGATAAATAGAGAGTGTGAGGATCTCGGCCCGGGAACAAAGGTCACTGGACCAGCGACACACCTCGACCCTGATGATCTGATCGTGTACCTGGATGACGACACGAATTATGATTTAAAATTGGTGACCAATCTTTTGAAGTGGTGGAGGACGGATACGAGGAGCGCATGGGGCCTATCAGGTTTTAATTTTAAAAACTATTTCGAAAAAAGGTATCCACGTATTCACGGCGTTCCCTTGGACGTTCTTGAAGGCTACGGTGCAGTCATCGTGAAAGCAGGGTGGATTCAAAATTTGATTCCAGAGTTCAAGGAACTTCGGGAAGAGGCCAAGGCGGCCGATGACGTCATTCTCTCGAACCTATTGGCCAAACAAGGGGTCTCACTCAAGACGGTTTTCACGCCAGAGTGCAATATAGACCAGATTCAGCAATTTCAGTACGGATTTGGCCCGGATGCACTCCACCATCAGTGTCCGGGTGGACATCATGAAAATTACTCGAAAGTTCTGAAATCCCTTGAAGATAAGGGAAAGAACTATTTTAGATATAAATGCTCGTAGACACGTTCATGTTTTACAACGAGCTCGATGTTCTCGAGCTCCGTCTGACAGTTCTCGACAGGTACGTTGACCTTTTCGTACTTGTCGAGTCTGAGGTCAATCACGTCGGCGGTCCCAAAGATTTATTCTTCCAAAAGAATCGGGAGCGTTATGCAAAATGGCTCAACAAGATTGTTCACATTGTGGTGACGGCCGACGAGTCCCCCAAAGACGAGAGTCCCTGGTCCCGTGAGAAGTATCAGCGTGAGTGTATTCTGCGGGGTCTGAGGGGAGCTGTGTGCTCCGACGGAACCTTCCAGGGTCCTGTTCCAGACGAATCGATTATCATGGTCAGTGACGTGGACGAAATTCCAAACTTGGCTATAGTACCTTTCGAGAACCTTCCACACACCCTAAACTCGGTTCATATGTGGATGTTTGAGTACTCGTTTGACTACCTGTTTACAGGCGAGCCCTGGTTCGGGACGGTCATCACGACGGCCGAGATATTCAGGAAGTTTGGTCCGAACGAACTTCGAGATGGGCGTTGGAAGTTCCCCGTCATTCAATATGCGGGATGGCACTTGAGTAGTTTCGGTAACCCAGAACACGTGTGCAACAAAATGCACACTTTCGCGCACGCCAAGGATGGTCATCACGCATCTCAGACGCCTCAGACGTTCAAGTTGTACATAGAACAGGGTATTCACACAGATGGTAAAACGCCTCTCATCCCCCGTCCATCCGAGGTTCCTCTACCAGCACCTGTCGAAGTTCTTCGGCGTCTAGGGCTGGGAACTTTCCCATAAACTTTCCTTTTAGCGCCAAGAGCTTCTGAACAATCTCGCGGCTCAAAAACTTGAAAAACCGCCTTTTCTCTTTTATGTTACAGAGTTGACTCCTCTGGTCCTTGATTCCCTGACACACAGGCCACGTAGCCTCCCGAAGTTCCGACAATTCTGCTTCTAAATTGTCGAGTCTTTGAAAAATGAACCGAAAGTTTTCATCCATTCTCTAGAAGCAGTCGATAGGTTTAATTGCTGATGGACACTGATAGTTGATGCAGATGGCCGCCCCGAGCGCAAAGAGGACGCCGAGCCATTGAACCCAGTGTGTGAATTTTTCACCAAAAACGAGATAGGCGGTGATGGCGCCACCAACCACGATCGCCGCCTCCCACATGATACAGGTCCACATCATGCTCTGAGCCTTGAGAGTCTTTACGAGGAAGATAAGGACTACCAACCAAGCAATAACACCAAGGGCAACATGGTGGTGCTTCCCGTTCTCAGCGTACCACTTGAGGTGGGCGTTTCCGAAGAGCTCGGCAGCCGTCATGAGCAACACATTCACGATACTCATCCCTTGTATTTTCACAGGAAATATTTTCAAGAGAGACTTCAGATGATGGATATTCCGTACGTGGCTTCATGGATTTCGTGGATCGCCGACTGGGGTCGGGGGCCGAGCCGTTTGACACGCGAGTTTATCATTCGAATTTTACATGAAAATCCATTGGAACTACGGGTTGCCATGTTGACTTATCAAATAAGGCAGTTATTTTCTAACAAGGTATGACGACCACTTTATTCATAGGTCCTGTTCTTTTGTCAGGTATAGGCCAAGTCATGATAAAATATGCAAATTTAATACAAAATTCAGAATATGTAGAGATTGGTCAACGTCCGAAAAAAGAAAAGTACGCAAAAGGTTTTGCATTTGTTCTTCCCATTCAAGATAATCTTGATATTGTAGATAAATATGAATCGGTGTGCGACTCCATGATGTACATGACGGTATGCGAGACTGAGCCAGTCAACCCATCATACGGGTTACTGACCAAGTACAAGACCATATGGTGTCCTTCCGAGTTTGCGAGGTCGACTCTCGAGCGTCAATTTCCTAACGCCACCTGGAAACTTCTGAGGCACTACGCACCTGAAAAGGTGCCGAAAGTTCCTTCAGAATCTACGCCGTACACGTTCTATACCATCGGAAATATCGCCGACCCTCGAAAGAATATTCTTGGTCTCGTGAACGCCTTTTTGAGTTGTCAGTTTGGAGACGCGGCGCGCCTCGTGCTCAAGGCGGCGTGTAAAGAGCCCATGCACCTGAACATTCCAGGAATTCTCGTCATAAATGGACTCTTGAGCGATGACGCACTCGAGCGCGTCCACGACTCGTGTCACTGTTACGTCAATTGCTCGCACTCCGAGGGGGTCGGAATGGGGGCCGTCGAGGCGGCGATGCGGTCCAAACCCGTCATAATAACTGATTACGGGGGACTCAAAGAGTACGTCCAGACGCCATGGGTCGTGCCTTGTACGAAAGGTCCCATCGGTTTTGACGATTTCTTGTTCACAAAAGATCTTGAGTGGGGCCACCCGGACCAGGGGAGTCTACGAGACGCTCTCCGAGACTGCTTCGAAAAGCGCGTGACGTTCTGGAATCACGAGCACACGCGGGCTCTTATGACCGAAGTTACACAACTCCTGCCGCGTTTACTGGGGGCTTCCCCTGATTTACCAGGTTCAGGTTCTTGACCATTGCACGAGTAAGCAGGTTCATGGCCTGCGTTGCGTTCTGAGCAGCCTTGGCCGTCGCCGCCGCTTCAGCAGCCTTGGACGCCTCCATAAGTTTGTTCCCAATATTCTTCATGTTCAGTTTGTACATCTTGTTGGCCGCATTCTGCAGACCCTGGGCCGACTTGTTCAAGTTGGTGTTCATCTTGGCGAGGTTCTGGGACATGTTATTCCCCGCCTCAGCCTGCCTTTGAGCGTTCGCAGCGACGCCCAAGTTTTTCAGAGCGTTATTCGTCTGGGTAATTGCCGCATTCGTGGTGGCCATTCTTTGTTAGGTGCGAATTTTAAAATTTGGCGTCACGTACTGGTGAAGACGGGCTTGCGCTTTCGCCCTGCGAATCGACCCAGTAGTGTGACAGGTACACGGTTATGGCCACAACGATCGACGAGGCGAGCAAAAAGCCCTTCTGGGAATTCAGAAACAGGACCACATCATCCACAACCTGGATGCCAGTGGGCTTCTTGACAAGGCGCGGGACGATATAGACAAGTAGAAAGTTGATGGCCAGGGCGGCCCAGACGTAGTTCCAATTGAACTCCATATTACACTATTCTGAGGTTTTTATTGCGTGCTTCTTGCAAAATTCCCCGCAGGTTGCCTTGAACCCACACTGCTTCCCCTCGAGCGTCTTGGCGCGGCACCGAGCCTCTTGGACCCCCTTCTTGACCGGGGCCTGTGGCGGCGGCGCCTTGGACGGCGTGTACATCTGTAGGTGCCTCCGAGCCTCCTTGACTTCACGCGTCCGCTCGATGAACCTGAGCGTCGCGTCTGCCCAGCGCTCAGGGTCGCGGTCACCCCGCCCTACCGCAAGGTTAAGGATCCGGTGCCATTCGGGGCCAAACTTGCCCTTGGGCGGAGGCAGAGGAGGCTTGGCGCAGTTCATTTTGTGTGTTGGTACTTGGTTGTGCAGGTCTTGAGCCGGAGAGGACACGTTTTTTGGAGGGTCTTGGCGATAAAGAGGCATAAAAAATATCAGCAGTATGATAAATATGGCGAAAACCTCTGAACTTGTTATTTGGTTTTGCGGGTTTTATGAAGGAGAGGGTTCTGTATCGAACGACAAGAGTAATAACAATCGATTGAAGATGTCTATATCTCAGAATGACAGAACTCCGCTGGATATTGGTCAAACTATTTGGGGTGGAAGCGTAAGGGAGAGAATTAGGGAAAGTAAAAATAAGATGTGTCATGGTCATGAATGGACTTTAAATCATTGCCAAGCTCTTCAATTTATAGAAGACATTAAAAATTATATGAAAATTCCATATAAAATTAAACAAATAAAAATAGCTTTAGAAAATGTTGAAAAGGGATATAAAGGTGAATATAAATGTAATTTCTGTGAAAATGTGTATACTATAGCTTCTAACAGGCGACGGCATGAACGTCAAGAGCATGTTAATAAAGATCAGCGTTTTTCATGTAATAAATGTGGTAATGAGTATGCATCTCGTGACTCACTCACTCGGCACTTAAAAAAATGTTCAGAGTAATTATAAAATGCAGATATTCGTCAAGACTCTTACTGGAAAGACTATCACTATTGAAGTAGAAAGCGCAGACACTATTGCGAGCATAAAAGAAAAAATTCAACAAAAGGAAGGCATCCCTCCAGACCAACAGCGACTGATTTTTGCCGGAAAACAACTCGAGGATGATCGCACGATGGCAGACTACAATATCCAGAAAGAATCGACGATCCATTTAGTTTTGAGGTTGCGTGGAGGTTAAAAAAAAATAAATGAATAAATTAGATGAGCTTGTTCGTTATCGGTGCGATAGTAGCAGTTATCGTCGCTGCTGTTTTATTTTTAATTTGGTCGAGTTCAACGACATCACAGGAACAGGCTCCCGTACCTCCTCCTCCCGTACCTCCTCCTCCCGTACCTCCTCCTCCCGTACCTCCTCCTCCCGTACCTCCTCCTCCCGTACCTGCTCCAATACCTTACGGTGGTCCCGTACCCTCCCCCGTACCCTCTCCAGTACCCGCTCCCGTACCCTACGGTGGTCCCGTACCCTCCCCCG